CCACCGTGACCCCAAAGGTGCGCGGCTGGGCGGCATCCATGTTCCGGGCACGATACGGACCACCATCGACGAGGCCACCGGCGACCGCCGCCGGTTGCGGGCGGGAGAGCGCCAGTCCTGGGACGACGCCTCGATCAACTTCATGACGTGGGTTCCCTGGCCCCAGGGCGGATGCCGCCTCTCCGACCGCTACGGCGTCAAGGTCGGCCGGTTTCAGTTGCTGGCCGGGGTGGATGACGCTTCGGGCTACATGCCCGGTTACAGCTTTGTCATCCGCGACCTGGAGAGCTACCGGGCAGAAGACACGGTGGCGGCGATGTACCGGGTTTGGCGCGACAGCGTGTTGCCCTCCGAGGTTGTGGTTGAGGGCGGCGTCTGGCAGAGCGGCCGGGCTATGGAGTTCTACGACCGATCGGGTGTCAGGCCGATCGATGCGAAAGGCCGGCCGCACCAGAAGTTGATCGAAAACTACTGGAATTTTCTGTGGACGATCCTCAGCGCCAAGACGGACGGACAGATCGGCCGGTTCCGCGGGGAGATGAAGCGGGAAAATGACATTCTGATGCGGTGCAAGGAGGGCCGCGCGGATCCGCGCAAGCATTTCGTGATGCTGCCCGAAGCGCTGGCGGCGATTGATGCGGCGATTCATTTTCGGAATATGGAACCGATCGAGTCGAAGATCTACGGATCGTGGATTCCCGCGCAACGCTGGCGCGACGACCTCGCGCAGTATCCGCGCCCGACCATCGACACCTCACTCGGCTTCCTGCATGCGCCGGTACGCGAGACCCGCACGGTGGTCAAGGACGTGGTGACGGTCAGGGCCACCTCACCACTAGGCGAGCCCTTCAGTTACAGCTTCGCCACACCCGATCTGTGGGTATTCTCGGGGGCCAAGGTGCGGGTGTACTTCGATCCCTACGACGCACCGCCGACCGCGACCCTGATCCTGGATAAGCCCCACGGCGAGTATGCGGCGGGAACGATCATCTGCAGCGATGCGATGTGCCTGGAGAATGCCCCTATGGTGCGCCGGGTGGCCGACGACGCGTGGGCGGTTGGGTTCATGGACAACACCTCACGTGCGGTGGCGATGAAACGCGAAATCGGTCGGGCCAAGATGACCGAATACCGGGCGCTCGGATTCAATGGAAAGCCGCGGGTCTCGGAAAGCGAGTACCGGGACCGCGACGGAACCCGCCTATCTGTTTCCACGGGCGACCGCGGCGCGGCCCCGGACCGTGTAGAGAGCGAGCTGCCTGTGGCGGCGCGGTCTGCCCGTGGATCTTTTTCCCCCGCCGTCGATCTGCTGCGGCGCGGTCGGCCATCTTCTCCGGCCGACGCCGGGTTGGCTTCGGGTCGCGGCGGGGGATCCCGGGCAGGCGAGGTGGACGAGACGCGGCTGGCGGCGGAGGCGGATGCGTTGGAGGCGAGGCTGCGGGCGCGCGGCGATTTGGTGGAGATGTAAAAAAGCCCCGGCGGCAACCGGGGCGAGTGTAGCAAACCAGGCGGGTACCAAACCGCCATCGAAAGGGCCAAAGTAAAATGAGCGAGAAGACCAGTCAACAGGAATTGAAGTCGCTGGCGCACCAGGTGCATCAGTGGCAGGAAGCGAAGGGGTTGTCGGATTCGGCGCTGCGCAAGCGGTTCCCCGATATCGGAAGTGATCGGACGTACAAGCGCATCCTGACCGGAGAACTGGACGAGCTGGATGTGGAGGTGCAATTGGCGAAGTACCGGGCGGTGTGGACGTTGATCGAGACGATTGGCGAGGATGCGGCGGAGAGCGAGGACTTCTACGACGATCTCACGCCGGTGATCCAGTTGCGCCGGGCGCTGTTGGAGACGTTTCACGAGACGGGCAACGCGCGGTTCATTCTGGTGCAGGGGGACACGGGGAGCGGGAAGACGAGCGCGGCGAAGGCGCTGATCGCAAAGTATGGGCAGCGGCTGCTTTTCGTGGAACTGACCGAGGTGTTTGGCGATTCGCCCCACAACTTCCTGGGGCTGATCCTAACCGCGCTGGGCCAGAAGGATCTGCCCTATGCGCCGGTGGAGCGGCTGCAGAAGGTGGTGGCGGCGCTGTGCCAGGGACGGCGGTGTCTGGTGATCGATGAGCTGCACCATGCGGGGCCGCGCATCCTGAATACGATCAAGACGCTGGTGAACTCGACGCCGGGAGAGTTTGTGGGGTTGACGATGCCGCCGCTGTGGGCGCGGCTGGAACGCGGGAGCTATGAGGAGTGTCGGCAACTGGTGGGCAATCGACTGGCGGAGCGGATCAAGCTGGCCCCGGTGACGCGGGGGGACATGACGAAGTTCATCGCGCGGCGGCTGCCCGGCCTGAACGGGGAGACCCCGAAGGCGATCGCGCTGTTGGAGCAGTATGCGCCGGGGCGGGGAAACCTGGCTTTTGTGCGGGATACCTGCCGGCGGGCGCGGGAGATGTATGACGGGGCGAAGATCACCCTGGATGACTTTGCCAGGGCGGTGAGCGCGGAAGTCGAGAGCCGATAACCAGAAGGGGTAAACCATGAGCAAAACGAAGACGATGATCGATCCGCAGGGGGTGGCCGTGCCGGTGCGGTATATCAAGAAGTATGACCGCGAGCGCGATCGCATTGCGCGGCGGATCCATGCGCGGTTCATGAAGGCGCAGGATCACCTGCGCCAGGTGAAGCGCGAATCCTTTGCCGACATCGAGAAGCTGGTGGCGATGGCGGAGCAGGATGCGGAGGTCTCCCTGGGGGGCGTGAAGGGAAATGTGCAGTTCCGGAGCTTTGACGGGTCGATCACGGTGTCGCTGGACATGCAGGCGCGGACGGAGTTTGACGAGCGGTTGTCGCTGGCGCAGCGGCTGATCCTGGAGGCGGTGGCGGAGATGACCGATGGGGCGAATGCGGACCTGGCGGAAATTGCCCGCCGGGCGTTTGAGCCGCGCAAGAGCGGGCGGATGGATATGCAGCGGATCCGCGATCTGCGGAACTACAAGGTGGAGCACGCGAAGTGGCGGCGGGCGTGTGAGATTATCGGGGAGTGCGAGCGGCTGGTGGGGACGCGGCAGTATATCCGGGTGGCGGAGCGGGTGGCGCCGGATGCGAAGCCGGTAAACATTACGTTGGATATTGCGTCGATCGACGCGGGAGGTGCGGCATGATCATGATCGATACGGGCAATGAGTACGGGGCGCTGGCGGTGTTGTTTCTGGCCTGCCTGGGGTTGGCGTTTATGTTGGTGGGCTTTGTGGCGCTGGTGGCGCAGGCGCGGGCGGTGGAGCGGGAGCGCCGGAAGGAGCGGCGGCGGACGACGGCGTTGATGGAGGTGTTGCGGTGAGCGGGCCGGCGGTTGGCGGGCCGGGGGGGGGCAAGGCTGGTGCGGACGGGGTGCAATGCGATCGCCGGGATCGGAGTGTGCGGTTGATGGTGTTATTGGGCGAGGCGCTGGCGTTGACGGATCAGGAGCTGGAGCTTTCGTATCTTGACCAGATGAATGCGTTGATGTGTTGCCAGTTGATGGAGAAGCGGCTGGCGTCGATGCGGGGCCGGGCGATGGCGGCACAGGCGCGGGGGATGTGCGGTTGAAACGGCCATGGGCCATTGACCAGGCGGTGCGGGGCGGGGAACTGGCCCCGCTGACCCGCGACCAGAAGACGCGGTTGATCTTGCTGGCGCGCGATGCGTGGGAGCAGGCGGGCGGGGCGGCGAGCGGGCAGGATTTTACGGCGTGGCGGTATGAGCAGACGGAGGCGGCGTGCGGGCGGGCGAGTTTGCGGGTGGCGACACAGCGGGATTTCCGGGCGATCCGGGGGCATTTCCGGGGGTTGCTGGGGCGGACGCGCGGGGCGTTTCGGGATGCGGTGGCGGCGGCGACGGATGACCGGGGTTTTGTGTTGGCGAAGCTGCGGCATGAGATCAGGGCGGCGGAGGATGTGATCGAGGCGGGCGAGGCGTATGTGCGGCGGATCGCGCGGAGCCGGTTTAAGACGGGGCAGTTGGAGGCGCTGAGCAGCAAGGAGCTGTGGAGCCTGGTGTTTGACCTGCGGCGGAATGCGCAGCGGCGGCGGAAGTCGGGGAATGTTTAACAGAAGGTAATGAAGGGGGAAAAGCAGTATGAAAACTGAGCGGGCATTTGGTTATGAGGTCGAGGTGGAGTTTCAGCGGGCCAGTGGGAAGCCGAACCACCTGTTTCATTGGCGCGGGATTTCGGAGAACGCGGCGCGTCGCAAGGGAATGATGCAGTCAAACGCCCTGCGCATCGTGAAGGTGGACCCGGTTACACGCGAGGAGTGGATCCAGGGGTTTGGCATTGGCTCCATGAGGCGGCCGGTTGGGTTTTAACCAGAGAATGGACACCGATGAACACGAATGTTGAACAGAAGGCTGGGAAGCTCGTGCGGCTGCCCCGTCGCAACCGCACCAAGAATTACCGACAAAACGGGCCGCTCGGCAGATTGATTGCCGAGAGCTTCGACCAGAGAACGGCCATCTCGGTGCGCGTGCTGATTGACAGCGACGAAAGAGTCGAGGGCGTGATGATCGTCGTGCGCGGGAAGGCCAACGCCGCCCGCGTGCTGCAGGCTTGTCACAACCCGCGGCTGAAAATCGACCACGGGGAGGGCCGGGGATGAAGGCGACGGATTTCCGGGATATGACGTTTGCGGATCTGCAGGGTGCGCTGACGGGGCTGCGGCGGCGAGCGTATGAGGCGTGGCTGCTGCACGGGCCGGGCACGACGCGGGAGGTGGCGGCGCGGGCGGGGATGGATTTGCTTACGTTTCGTCCGCGCACGACGGAGCTGGCGGCGATGGAACTGGTGGAGCCGGTTCCGGATCAGCCGCCGGGACATGAGGGGGTGTATCGGGCGGTGACGATGGCGGAGTGGCAGCGGCGGCAGCTTGTGCGGCCGCGCGGGCCGGAGCAGTTGGCGTTGTTTTAGGAGGGGGCATGGCGCAGAAGCTGAAAGCGATCATCTATGAGCAGGTGCCCGACGGGAGCGGGGGGTACCGGTTGCGGCCGTTGACGACGACGTCGACCGGGCTGAGCGTGGATTTGGCGGCGCCGATCCTGCACCTTTCACGCAGCACGCTGTACCGGTTGTGCCAGGAGGGGAGAATGCGGTTTGAGCGGCCAAGCCCGAGGCGGATCGTGATCCCGCTGGAGGAGCTGATGCGCTATAAGGTGGAGTGCGCGGACGTGGAGCGGTTTGAGCGGCAGCAGATGGATTTGAACTTTGGGGCGGATGAGGATAATGAACGGGAGGATGCGCGATGAATTGTGTGGCGTGTGACGGGACAGGGGATGGGCGGAAGTTTGGCGACCGAAACTGCTCGATCTGCAACGGGTCGGGCAGTGTGTGCGATGTGTGCGGGGAGGCGGTGGAGGATGGGGAGAACCTGTGCGGGGAGTGTTTTACAGAAGGAAGCAAAGGACACGAGGGGGCATCATGATCTTGGGCGCTTGGAGGGTAGAAGTGGTTGTGACAGCGGCGGGCTGGACGAAGCGGGTTTTTCAGGGCGAGCGGATGGTGGCGGAACAGGTGTTCACGATGGAGTCGGAGGGTTACGCGTCCGGAGCGAGCGAAGACTTGGTCAAGCAATTGCCGGGGGCGACTACGTCGATGAGGATCTGCTGGAGGCGATCGAGGATTTGGACGGGTTCGAAATCGCGAGCCAGTTGTTTATGCTGGAGGGCTGAGCGAGATGAGCACCTATCAGAATAAGGGTGTCGATTGTACGGCCCGTGGCGGGGTTGGGGCGGCGGGACGGGTCGATGGTCGGGCGGAGGGCGGATCGTGGATTCGCCGAGCTTCGCCGGGGAGTGACGTGCCTTTTGCGGGGAGGGCCGCAGGGTGATTGTGGCGGGTCCGGTTACGCATGAGGAGGCGGCGGCGGCGATTGCCGGGAAACCGGCGGTGGTCCGTGAGGTGTTTGACCGGTTGCTTCCGGAACTCAAGGGGCTGGCGTTTACGGTGAGCGGCGTCCAGGATGCGAACGTCCTGCAGCGGATGCGCGATCGTATTGCGGATCTTCCGCGGGGCGGGGATTGGGACGCGATCAAGAAGGACCTGGTGAAGGAGTTGTCGCCGTTCCTGGTAGATGAGGCGGCTGAGCCGGAGGTGAGGGATGCGCAGATCAAGGCGGCGGCGCGGCGGGCGGAGCTGCTGCTGCGGACGCACGGGTACCAGGCGTATCAGGCGACCAACTACCGGAACATGGTGCAGAGCGCGGAGTACCTGCCCTACTGGAAGTATGTGACGGTGCGCGATGACCAGGTGCGGGAGAGCCATGCGGCGCTGCACGGGTTGATCCTGCCGTGGGATCACCCGTTTTGGCAGGATCACTTTGCGCCGTGGGATTGGGGCTGCCGGTGCCAGGTGATCGCGACGACGGACCGGGAGTTTGAGCGAGCGAAGACGTCGCCGACCGAACAGGCGTGGACGCTGGGCCCGGAGGCGTTGAAGCGACTGGCCGATGGGGTGCTGGACAAGGGCGACGGGCGGCCGGTGAATGTGGAGTCGCCCCGGCTGAAGGCGATGCGGGCGGGGCGGAATCCGGACACGGCGTATGCGTGGAAGCCGGGGGAAGCGCGATTGAGTGTGGAGCAGTTATCAGCACGGTATGATGCCCCGACCATGGCGGCGTTTGATTCGTTCGCCGAGAAAACGGATTTGGGATCAGGGGTGAGTCTCAAGGAATGGTTGACCGGAAAATCGCTGACCGAAGATCAATTCAAATTCTTCCAGTCCGACGAAGCGGCCAGACAATACGCCGGGACGTTCATGGATCCACAGGCCCGAGCACTCCCTGATGATCTCGCGCAAGCGGCATCCGCCTACCAGGAAGAAGGATCGCAGTGGAACACGGATGTGCGGGAGCAAGTACCGTTATCCGACGAGATCGTTGGATTCCTGCGCCGCATCGATGCGGCGATGGACCAGTTCCGCCTGCATGACCCGATCATCGTGTACCGAAGAACGTCGGTTTCCGAACTCAATATCACTGCCGGGATGATCTGGAGTGATGTTGCCCCCCTATCAACGACGTTGTCGAAGTCGGTGGCCATGGGCTTCAGCGGGAATACATTGTTTGAGTTGAGATTACCCATAACGACGCGTGCGCTTTGGCTGGACAATTTGAGTGGCTATCATGGGCATGAGTTGGAATTGCTGTTGCCGCGCAACGCCCGGCTGAAGGTGTTGGCCGTTGAATTACTGGAGGGAATCCAATACGTTCGCTGTGAGGTGCTGCCATGATTGATGAGAAGTCGGGTGTTGACCTGGATGCATTCCGGGCCTTGATGGCGGATTTCGAAACGACGACTCCGGCCCGGCGGTCAGAGGGTCACCGGATGGCCAAGCAGCTTCGCGTTCCATACCGCGACCGCGCGACGCGCCCGGACCACATCAATAAACTCCTCGAGCAGTTTCGTCGTCTCACGCGATTCACGACCTACCCGGAAGACATCATCATTCTTGATGATGGATCAGGCAAGAGTCGGGAGGGCGGCGTGTGAAAGTTGTCGTGCTGAAGGATACGCTGGGTCCGAAACTGGCGGGGATGCTGGGGCGGTTGAAGGCGCGGTCAGGATTGATGATGGCGATCGGGGAGCAGGTGCGTGCGTTTGCCCGCGATGCGTTTACCGACCCGGCAAAGCGGGTGACCCCGTGGCCGGCGAAGAAGGATGGCTCTCCGGCGACCCTGCGCAAAAGCGGGGCGTTGATCGGGTCGCCGCGCCTGGCGGCGGTGACGACGGATTCGGTGACGGTGGTGAGCGACCGACCGTATTCGGCGATTCATCAACTGGGCGGAAAGACCAAGCCGCATGTGATCAAGTCGAAGGACAAGGCGGCGCTGGCGTTTAACATCCAGGGCAAGGCTTATCTGGCTAAACAGGTGAACCATCCGGGCAGCGTAATTCCGGCGCGGCCCTATTTTCCAATTGATACGCAGGGGCGTTTGCATCCGGACATGGAGGCGGATGTGGCGGCGATGATCCGGCGGCATCTGGGCCTGGGCCGCGATTGACGGGACGCGATGGTTCGTCCCACCCGCCCCACCTGTTTTAGACGGTGGGAGCGGAGTCGGCTTTACTGGCCGACGTGCAAAGCGATCTGACCAAACTTGACCTTGTCTGTCTGCGCATCTCGAACGGCGCTTCTGCCGTTAAGGGATTACCCAAGCGCTTGAAGGTGCTGAACTGGGGTGTGAACGAGACGAAGAAGGGGCCGGTCGTCGTCGGGCACAAGACCTCCCGCGAGCTGGCGGCGAATCAAGACCGGTTGGGCTTTGATCGTGTGGCGCTGGATTATGAGCACAACACCGTGCCCGGGACTCCCGAGTATGAGCGCACGAGGGAGCCACGCGAGGTGGCTGCGTATGGGGTGCCGCAGGTGGTGGCCGGTGACGGCCTGTATCTGGATGATTTGATCTATACGCCGTCGGGCGAGAAGAACGCGCTCTCATTCATCGATCTATCGGCGGCGATCATCAAGGACCCGGATAGCGGCGAGGTGCTGTTTATGCACTCAACGGCGCTGTGCCGCCAGGGCGCGATGCCCGAGGTGTCGTTTTACTCGATTTCACTCACCCCCAAGGAAAAGGAACCGACCATGGAACTGAAAGATGTTGTGGCGAATGTGACCGCGCTGAACGCGACGGTCGAGACCCTGAAGACGAAGCTGGGCGAGAGCCTGGCGCTGCCGCAGGAAATCAAGAACCAGGGCACGACCATTACCGCCCTCTTCGCGCGGATGGATGCGTTTGAGCGCAAGGCGTTGGTGGACCGGGCGGCGGCGGCGGGCAAGGTGATCCCGCTGGCAGCGGATGAGCTGGCGAAGCTGGACCTGACCGTGCTCTCGGCGATGATCGACAAGCTGCCGGTGACGGTTCCGCTGCACCGCCGGACGCCGGAAGTGAGCGTGGAGCTGACCGTGGACTCGACGGCGAAGGCGGCGAAGGAACGCGCGGCGCGGGTGGATGCCCGGGCGGCGGAGCTGCAGGCGAGCGGCGCGGCGAAGGGCCTGGTGCAGGCGTACTCGATGGCCGATTCGGAAATCCCCCCGGTGCAGACGACGGCGAAGTAATTTTTCAACCATCACCCCCATACGGAGCAGAACATGGACAACATCCAGACGAATACGCGCCCTGGCGCAATCAAGCTGAAGGCCGGCGAGAGCCTGGTCGGTTACGAGGGTTTCCTCGTGAAGGTGAAGAATGTGGCCGGCGAGGCGCGCCTGGTGCGGCCGGAGGCCGTGACGGATGATGCGCTGTTTGTGCTGCAGGAAGGCGCGGGCGAGGGCGGTTTTGCCACGGCCATTCCGCTGCACCCGGCACAGAATTTCCGCGCTCGTTTGAAGGGCGCGTGCGAGCCGGGCGACCGGCTGTGCCTGGCTGGCGCGGGCGATTACGGCAAGGTGCGGGCGGTGCCCGCGGATGCTGGCACGTACTTTGTGCTGGCGCTGGCCGAGGAAAAAGGCGTCGACGGGCAGAACGTGAAGCTGCGCCCGGCGATGATCGGCAATGTGACCGTCAACTAACCAACGAGCAAAGAACACTACCCAGGAGCACAGTATGTCGAAACTCGCCAATATTTCGTCGAACCCCACGCTGATCAATTTTGCCCAGCGTGCCGCCCAGCAGGCGACCATGCCGGTGGCCGATTTCATCGCGCCGTCGGTGGAGGTGGCCATTCCGACCGGCTTTTACAAGCGGTACACGGACAAGAGCCGGTTTCGCGTTCCGGATACCCGCCGCCCGTTGCATGGCCGCGCGGCGATGATCGGGAGCGGGGCGGAAAATGTGCCCTACAACCTGGAACCCCACGCGCTGGATTACCCGATTGATCAGGTGGAGAAGCTGGCCGAGAAGGATCTGCTGAACTCGATGCAGGAGGGCGCATTGATTCTGGCCGAGTCGGCGGGCCTGGCGCACGAGAAGCGGGTGGTCGACGCGGCGTTGGCCGCGACCGGCGCGGGCACCGAAGTGACCTGGTCGGATGCGGAAGATCCGATCGCGTATCTCGATGACGTGACGCTGGAGGTGGTGAAGGCGGCGAAGTACGGCAGCCTGATGGGCGTGGGCATCGTGTTCGGCGCCTTTGCGTTCAAGTTCGTGAAGAACCACCCGAAGGTGAGGAGCCGGTTTGTGGTGGGCAACCCGAAGGCTGGCACCACACAAACGCCGACGGTGGAAAACTTCGGCCAGTTGATCCTGGGCAACCCGGAGGTCCGGGCGAGCTTCATGGTGTATGACGATGCGCCGGAAGGGCTGGACGAGGATATTCAGTTTGTCCTGGACAACACCATCCTGGTGTTTGCCCGGAAGCAGACTCCGAGCCGGAATGATCCGAGCTTTATGAAGACGCTGCGCCTGATGGGGCAGTGGATGGTGCCGGGGAGCTATCAGAAGGAAGATGGCCGCGGCGAGGTGGCGAAATTTGACTGGCACGAGCAGGTGGTGACCACCAATGCGTCGGCAGGCCATCGCCTGAACATCAAGCGTTGATCGTGGTGATCAGCGAATACAATCAACCCCTACGAAGGAGCAAGCGATGAAGCAGCTTATTGGACGGATGACAGCGGCGGTTGCGGTGGCGGGCCTGATGGCGCTGCTGGCCCAGGCGGAGGCGGCGACGCCGTTTACGGAGGATGTGAACCTGGCGGCGACGAATGCGTACCAGGTGACGCGCGACTACCAGGCGGAGAAGCTGCTGACGGTGGAGGCGTTCGGCGCGAATGCGACCACCGGCACGGTGGCCTTTGTCCGGATCCGCGAGGACCGGACGAATGCGGTGGGCTCCATTACCCTGGCGGGCGGCGCAGGGGTGTGGCGTGCGACCAATACGGTCTGGCTGTTTCGAGGGGATCGGCTGGAATTTAAGCACAACGCTGGGGCGACCTCGAGCGTGGTGGAAATCACCGGGGAGCTTTCGTCGCAGTAACCGAGCCCTCCGTTTCATCCTCACCTTTCCATACGATACCCCCATAATCCGGCTTGAGGCTGCCATGGCTTACTTGGAGCGATCTGATTTAACGCCAGGGCGAATCAAGCCGGATTTTTTTGCGTCGGCGCTGGATGATGACCGGGATGGCATCGAGGATGTTGGCTTGGCCGATGCGGTGATGGAGAAGTCGAGTGAGGAGGTGGACGGCTATCTTTCGCGGTATTCGCCGCCGCTGACGAACCCGCCGGCCCTGGTGAAGGCGGCGGCGGTGGCGTTTGCCGGGTTTGAGGTGTACCGGAGGGCGGGGCACGAGAAGAGTCCGGAGAATCCGTTTGCCGAGGACCGGGCGTACTACCGGAAGCAGTTGGAGGCGATTGCGCGCGGTGAGCTGAACCTGGGGGCGCTGGACCAGGCGGCGGGCGGCGGCAAGGTGGCGATCATTTCTGAACCAGCAAAGACGCACTCGACGGCGGGAGACCTTTTGTTCTGATGCAAACGATACGCGATCGTTGGAAGAAGCTGCGCACCCGCTTTGCGGAGATCACGACGCTGCGCCGGGTGGAAATTTTGCCGGTGGAGCGGCTGATTGATGACAGCTTTTGGAATGGATTGAAAACGGCGGCGGTACCGGCGGCGTATGTGGCGCTGAAGACGGATGTGGAGGAGGGTAAAAATGCCCGCAATGACTGCACGTGGGGCGTGGTGATCGTGGCCCACAGCTTGCCTCACAACCAATTGGAGGATGTGTCGGCGCTGCTGGAGGCGGCACGCGGGAAACTGGATTATGCCTGGACGGGGACGAAGTTTTATCTTCAACCAGGCAGCCGGGCGACGTACCTGCAGGTGCTACCCCAGATGGCGGTGGTGGAACTGGAAATTTACACGAGCGATTTTGACTGAGGCGCGATGCAACTGCGCACGATCAATTTACGGGTGGATGTGGCTACGGGTCGCCGGGTGGAGACGAATGGATCTCCGGATAACCGCCCGCTGCGCCTGGTGCGCGGCGATGATGTGCAACTGAACATCGATACGGTGGTGGTGGAGCCGACAACCCAGACCGCTACGGCGTATGGCTGGCATCCGGACACGGTGTTTCAGGCGGTGGCGAAGAAGCGCGGCGATTACCTGGGGCCTGAGCTGATCGTGGCGGGGCATTCGGTATGGAACCAGGTGACGGACCGGGCGAATGCGTCGGTCGCGGTGGGGCGGCTTTGCGTGCGGCTGCGGCTGAACTTTAAAGCGCTGGCTGATGCCTTGGGCGGGACGAGCCAGAGTTTGCCGGTGGTGTTGGACCTGGAGGCGATCACGCCCGAGGGCGCGGTGAGCACGTTCCTGCAGATGGAGGACCGGGTGCTGAACGATGCGGCGCGGTCGCCGGGGGCGTTGATCGCCGGGGGCACGGAGTATCTGGAGCTGGAGGAGTTTCGTGCTTTGCTGCGCGAGGTGACCCACCCAGCGGGAGGATTGTACCGCATCGAACATGGGAAACTGTGGCTGTGGGATTTGGGCACGGAGCAGTTTGTGGCGGTGGCGCTCAGTGACCTGGCGTTATCGACGCTGGAGGCCTCGTAATGCGGGTGAGCCGCGAGATGGCGGCGGCGGTGTTGCGGGCGGTCCGCGAGCCTGCTGGCGGCCTGGTGCGGATGCGCGGTGGCAAGGTGTGGCTGTTTGACCGGGTGCATGCGGTGTATCGCCCGGTGGCGTTGTTAAACGGGTCGTTATCGATCCTGGAGGGCAGTGAGCAATGAATCGATTGATGGCGGCATGGATGGCAGCGCTGGGGCTTTGGCTGGGCGGGAACGGCCTGGCGGCGGGGCAGACGGTGGAGACGGCCGGGGCAAGCAATGTGACGGCCTGGGCGGCGCGGCTCTACGGGACGTATGCTGGGCTGACCACCGGGTTGAGCTATAACCTGAAATTTGCCATCGGCCCGTATGACGGCGGGACGGATGAGGGTTTGTGGCAGTACATGAATAACACGGCGGACTTGGCAGTGACCCCCGGCACGACGAATGAGACGGAGGGGGCATTTTCCCGCATGGTGGTGGAGCTGGGCGGAGGCACGACATATTACTACCGGGCCTACCTGACTACGACCGGGGAGACCTTTTGGGCGACGAACAGCTTGACCTTTGCCAGCCTGGCCGATGCCCCAACGAATACCCCGGAGGTGACCCACAGCGCGGTTACGGTGGACGCGGACGGGTTGCTACATTGGCCGCTGAACTTTTTCGCGGCTAACGGGGTGATCCCGACCCAGGGCGTGGTGACGTTGGCGTTTCGAGTGGGCAGTAACGAGACGCTGATCGCGACGCTGGTGACCGGGAAGCTAAACCGGGCGGAATGGGCGCTGGACCCGTCGACGACAAACGTGTTGTTCCGCACCGGCGATACGTTGTATGGGCGGCTGTTTTCGCAACAGGATTTCGGCGACGTGCCCCAGACGAATAGCGGCATGATCGGCGTGCTGGATTATTATGGCGGGCTGGTGGCCGCTCTGAGCGCTGATCCCTCGAGCGGGGAGCCGGGGCGCGTGGTGCTTGGGCGCGGGCTTATGACGAACCGGGTGGTTATTTCCTGGGATACGAACGAGGGGCACCTTACCAGGGATGGTCATGCCGTGTTTGATGAAGGTTTTATGGGATCAAATAGCGGGTTGGATGCGGACACCCTTGACGGGGTGGACAGTACGGGTTTTCTGTCGTCGACCGGCGATGTTGTGGTCGGTCCACTCACGTTGGCATCAGGGGCGAGCCTGGTGTTTAGTAACGGGGCGGTGGTGCTGCACGTGGACCAGGTAGCGGACATCCTGCGCGTGCCGGGGACGATCGCGGTGACCAGCCTGGTGAGCGGGGTGTCAGGGTTTTCTAACATGGTGATCCGGACTCCGAGTATACAGGGTCAGTTTCTGAAGACCGGATCGATTACGTTGAAAGCCGGGGACAATGCGCACACCTTGGGCAAAGGCGGTGATATCACCCTCGATGCCGGCGACAGCGGTTGTGTGGGGTGTGGCGGGGAGTGGTCCGGGAAGATTTACCTGGTCACGCAGCACACGACGTTGACGCTGTCGAGCAACCGACTTTCGCTGGCGAACGGGCAGTTGGCCGCGGATATCGGGGTGTCATCGAATCTGCCCGTGTCCGGACTGCGTTTTGCAAACTCTTACACGGGTGGCGTGATGACCGTACAGACTACCGATGGCGTGAACTTTTATCTGAAATGAACCGTATCCACCATATTGGCTTGATCATCCTGTTGGCGAGCGCCGGGGCGGTCTGCGGTGAAGTCTACGTTATGACCAACAATATCTCGGCGTTGACCAATGCGGCGACGCCGGCGTTGTCGTTTGACCGTACCCAGAGAGCACGGGTGAGTGTCTTTGCCCGCTATGGGGACGGCAGTTTGCCGCTGAATGTCGATGGCTACAGCATTGAGTGGGAGTGGACCGATCCGCGCGACGGTCAGATCTTCGAGTGGTGGCAGGGCTATATCCAGAATCCGTCAACCGGCCATGTGGTGGCGACGGCGGAGCTGTCGCGGGTGGACTCCGGCAGCTATGATGCGTCGCTGTGGGCGGTGCGGGCCGGGGTGCGGCAACACCGGTTGGCTTGGAACCAGGTGACCGTAACGGGCGGGGTGGCGACGTCGGGCGGGGTAAGTGTGAGCGTGACGACGACGGCAAATGTTTCGGTGGTTGAGGAGGGCGTCGGGAACGTGGTGACCGGGGCTACAGCCAATGGGAGTGTCGTTACGGTTCAACGTGGAACGGTGGCTGGGGGTGGCGGTGGGTCGATGGAGATTAACGGGTACGAGACGAGCGCGTGGAGTTTCGTGGCGGCCTATCCGATCATCGTCTCGAACGTCGGAAATACGATCTATTGGGGGTTCACCAGCCTGGAAGGTGGCATTGTAGTTACACCGGATGCGACAAATGTGGTGGTCGTGAACTACATCAGCGCGACGACGCAGGTTTATACGGTGCCGTTGGGAGTGACGCAGCTATACGCCTACTGCTGGGGCGCTGCGGGTGGCGCAGGATCAGCCGGCGGTTATGCGGAGGCGGTGGTTCCGGTGTTGGGCGGGGAGTCCCTGATACTGGAGATCGGTCAGGGGGCTCATGCGGTTACCGGCGGAACAGCTGCCGTGGTGACGACGGCCACAACCTATCCGCAGGCAGGCCTTGGAGTAGCCCGCAAAGGTTTGGCCGGTTTGGTGTATAGCGGTGGGGGCCGCACGGCTATGCGGCGCGGTACAAATTATATTGTCGTGGCGGGCGGCGGCGGCGGACAGGCGTCATCCGGCGCGGGCGGAAATGGTGGCGGTATTTCTGGTGCGGATGGCACGGCGTGGGGAGGCGAGACGGATGGGTCGGGAAGAGGCGCGTATGGTCTGGGTGGCGATCAGAGCGAGGGTGGCCGCGGATGGGCGGAGTACAATGGGTTTCTTAATCAACTTTTCACCAATACATCTGGCGGGCATTTGCGCGGAGGACATGGCGGCGTTTCGAACAATGCGTTCGCTGGTTATGCCGGCGGCGGCGGCGACGGGTGGAAAGGTGGCGGCGGCGGATATGCCAGTACGTCATCTGGTGCGTATGCTGGTGGCGGTGCCGGGTCGGGTTATGTGAATTTGTCCCAAGCTCGATTTGGGACGACTGTATCCGCAGTTGGCGGTTACCCACCGGCTATGGACCACCCTCATTATCAACCGGGTTGGGGTGTGGCCAACAATCTGACCCATGACCAACGGCAGAATCACGGAGGTATTATCCTGATGTATGAGGTGTCGCCATGAGGTTGATTTTCTTTTTGGTCATGATCGGCTTCTGTGCACACGGGCAGTACGTAACGACCTTTGATTCACGCAGTGATCAGCGGCCGTTACGCAGCGCTTTTCGGGCGATCGATGTGGGGCACACAAATATTCTTTTCGGTTTTCCGCTTCGCAGCGCGATCCCGCCCGCTCTGGTCGATCTGCGTTACGGTGTGGCGGTAACCGTTACATCGACCATTGTGCACGCCAGACAGCAGCTTGACCTGAAGGTCGCCGAGAAGGCCCCTGCCCGCGCTGCCCTGAAGACGCTCCTGGGCGAACGTACCCGCAAGCAGGCGAAGGCAGAGGCCCGGGCGGCGCTGCGCGATGCGTTTACGGCGGAGCAACGACGCGCGCTGCTGGCCTGGCTGGATTTGCAAGAGGCGATCGCGGCGGCGGATGCCGAGGCGGATACGCTGGGGCTGAAACAACAAGACGAATAGAAGGAGACCTACCATGGGCAAGAATTGGGGCGCTGTTGATCATCTTTTATTGACCGGAGCAGGCAAGCCGTTGGCGCTTTTCCGCTGTGTGCGGTGTGTGCCCACGACGACAATGGACCGGGAGAGTGTGCGCGATGAACTGGGGGAGCACCTACCGGCCACCAACCACAGCTTCAACCCGGTCATCGGGTACGAGGCGGAGTATGAGTGCACCGTGCGCGATGAGATCGAGGCGGGTGATATCGAGATTGATGTCGGCGTGCAGGACGAAGCGCTGGAGATCACGCGGATCGTGATCGTTGAAACGAACAATAAGTACGCGCGGATCCAGGTGGAGGCGCACGAACACCCGCACACGTCCAATGGGCACGCTGTCGACAACTTCGGCGAGCACCTGGACAGCGAGCGCACCATCTCCCTCCCGGCGTTCCTCGGTTTCGGGGCGAAGGACTTCCTGGCCGTGTTTACCGAGCTGGATGTGCAGTCGAGCCGGTACACGATCACCATCGGCCACGATGATGCGCAAAACAATGTGGGCGGCCACCTGGTCGGACGGAGCTTCGGCGAAGAGCACCAGGCGGAAGTGGAGGCGATTACCGATACGGTGCCGAATGATCCGGCTTCTCCGTGGAAGGTGACAAACAAGTCCGCTCCGAAGGTGAATACCGACCACTACCGGGTGTCGATGTCGGCGACGAAGCTGATCGCTGGTCCTGTTTAATAGGAACTTGCCCATGGCCACCGAGCTTCACCCCGCAGCGCAGAGGGTGGTCCGGCGCGTGTTGGCGTCGGGCCGGCCTTTTGACTGGGTGGAGCACTTCGGTACGGTAGCCACTCTGGATCGCCTGGCCAGGGAGCAGGATGCGCCCCCTGGAGGGGAGCTGCCCGCGCTGCTCGATACCCCGCTGCGCGTTGGCGATGTGACGTTTCGACGTATGAGTCTTGCGGCGATCGAGTGGTACAACCAGTGTGCTTGCGCCTGGTGGGCGGATAACCCGGCGCTGCGGGAACAGGCCCTGGCCTGGTGCCATGCCGTGGGGCGCAACCATGCGGACCTGGGCGCAGGAGTCTGGACAGAGCGGGAGGCGCGGCGGGCGGTGCGGCGCTGGGCGCTCGGGCTCCGGGCCCCGTGGGCGGCGGTCCAGGCGGTGGTGCAGGCATTGCTGCCTGCAAAAAGACCGGCGGACAGCACACCAGAGTCAGGCGCGAGCGCGACCGGGGATACACGGGGCATGCTGGCGCGGCTTGTGGCCGGTACCGGCTTGTCCGAGGAGCACTGGTTGTTTGCCGTGCCGGGCGAGGCAGCGATCGCTGCGCTGCGGGAGTTGGCCGCGACATCTTATGAACAGCAGGCCACAATGGCGGCGCTGCTGGGCGTTAGCCTACGGGAGCCGGATACGTCCTGGGCGGTGCAGAGTTTCATGCGGTTCCGCGCGGCAGCGAAGGCATTCCTGGAGCAATTCGGTGTGGAGCCGGACGGCGGGACGCCGGAGGGTGCACGGTGAGGAGGCGGCGTTCAGGGGCGTTGGTTGAGCCCGAGGCGCTGCGCGGCCGCATCAGCGGTGGCCTGCCGCTTGCCGTTGAAATGGTCGGCAATCAGCGTGGCCGCATGAACGGCGGCACCGAGGTGAGGCGCGAGGGCGTAGGGCCAACCGGCAAAAATCCAGGCGGCGATCGCAGAGAGAAAGAAAACCACCGCGCTGACCGGGGCGAACAGCATGATCTGCGACCACCCGGGAATAAACAGGCTGGCCACCCAATCCGCTTTATTGACTTCAGCCATGTAAACAAGGTGACACGATGACCGGCGAATATCGAGGAAAAATCATCATCGAGGCCGATCCGCAGGCGGTGGAGCGGACGCAAAAGAGCGTGAACAATCTGGCCCAAGGGTTTGTTGGTTTGTCGAGTGTTACGCGTGGTGTCGGCATGTTGCTCTCAGGCAATGCTACTGGTCTAATCGAGTTGGGTGCTGGAGCCCGCGTAGCCTGGCTCGCGCTGCGCAATCTGGTGCCATGGGTACGGGTCGCCTCAATTGCCTTCGCTGTTTTAACGCCCGTAGTTGGCTTTCTGATCCGCCAATTCCGAAACTCGAAGGACGTGGAGACCTTTGGTGACAAACTTCGCCGACTGGGCTTGATCGAGCGTGACATCAATCGCCTCCAGCGATCACTAAAAGCAAACGCGGATGCTCTCAAGGCGAATGCAGATAATGCCAACGCGGCTGCGAACGCATATGAGCGGTTTTTGCAGGCTCAACAGGCTGTGGCCAATATAGAGCGTGGGGTGCAGCAGCAGCGTACCGACATTGAGGAGCAGGAGGCACTCAACAAGCCCGGTCTGACCGAGGATGAACGGCGTCGCATTCGTGCGGATTTCGAAAAGCGGCGAGTCGATGAAGAGACTGAGTACCGGAGTAAGGAGATCGACCGCGAGCGCAACCGGATTGGCAATGACCTGTGGCAAAACACCGAGGATCGCAAGCTGGTACTGGCCGAAAAGGGCGAAGACGAAAATGCGATGCGGCAAACGCTCATACAGGTATTGGCCGATGCGCGGAAAGTGAGTCAGGCCGGGGGAACGGTTAATCGCGAGACAAAGGCACAGATCATCGAACGAGCCGAGGCCGGTGACCTCGAGGGCGCTCTCAAGCTGGCCACCGTGCAGAGAATGTTTACCGATCTCCCTACCAAGGCGGCCGAGGAGGCCGCGAAGCAGATGAAGGGCAGCGCGGACGCCGGTCAGGAATTGCTCGGCGAAGCACAGGGGCGTCGCGCAACGCGACAGGCCCGCCTAGATGCTCTTGGCGAGAAGGATCGCGCGATGCAACTGGAAGTGGTTGCGTTGTTCAATGAGCAGAAGGAGTTATCAGGTCTGGCGAATAGTAGAAAAAGCGTGATTGACCAGCAATTGGCCAATGATCGAGATGAGGACGAGAGCCGGGCGACCGCGACTGAGAATGAGTACCGTTTCGGCAAAGCGGACCCCGCGACTCAATTGGGCGTGCTGGAGCGCGTGCTGAAGGGTCTGGTTGGTCGCGATTTAACACCCGAGCAACGCGAGCGACGGGTTGAGCTGATGGAGCGGCGAGACAAGCTGCTGGCCGAGAAGGCGAAGACGGATAACGACCAAGCGAAGGATCAGAAGAAACGAGATGATCTCGTGGCATCGGCAGGCAGCGGGCTGAAATCCCAGGCGATGGGGTTGACCCGCTCGATCGACACCTCGCAGATTTTTGAAGCGTACTATGCCGGCGGCGCTGGCAAGACCGGGTTCGGCAAAGACATCTTAGCTGAGCGGGCGAAGGAGCAGGTGGAGTTGCTCCGGGTTATCGCAACGGCGATGCAGGGAGAAGAAACGTGAGTGACGGCATCACCGCGAACATCGAGGACTCCTGGGTGCTCGAGGATCTCGACTGCGTGGATCGCACGCAAGTGAAGACGCACCGCACTGGACGGAAAATCACGGCCAGAGATGCGGACGGAGCTGAGATCAAAGACGATAATGGCAAGCCGCTGAAGATCGATGAGGAAATCCTGCTGCTGCAGAGGTCTGCGAATTGGACGCTGGTGCGCCGCCGCAAGCTCGTGGGCGTAACAAAGATCAAGCCGCAGAACGGTCAGTTTAAGTCGGTGTTTGCTCTATTGACCGGTCCGGCGACCGACATTTCTTTTACCTCAATCGGGCGGATCAAGGACGGAAAGAAGTTTCTGTGTGTGGGCGATAATCTGAAGCCGGTGAATATCCGAACTGGCGAGTGCCAGCAGCGCCAGGTCTGGGTTTATATGTCTCCCTGGGAGAATATGCAGCCGGAGTTGAGCGGCGGATATGATGTCGCCGAAGAAGAAAAAGAAGAGGGCGGCGGGGACAGCGGAGGCGAATCCTGATGTCAGGGCTGGCTAAAAAGTTGGTCGTAGACCTGGCGTCCGGCATCTGCCGAAAGGCCGTAGGCGGTGCGCGTCGCCGCGAAGCGCTTGCCGTTGATCACCGTGACCACTCCCCCGCCAGTTGTGGCAATTCTTCCTATCTGCGTTTCGTTTCGATAGATGGACCAGCCGTCGTGTTTCTTAACCAGGCGGACCCGACGTTGCTGACGATCAAGCAGTTCGATCCCGTCATGGGTGGGCGTGGCGGTCATCATTGCCGATCCCTTGGCGATGCGCACGTCTCGGCCCGACTCCGTCAAGGTTGCACCGGGAAGGATGATGGCGGCGATGTCCGCGATGTCTCCGCGAATCTCCTGCGAGCCCTCCGCGAACAGCCCGCCGAACACCACGACGGCAATGAAAAGCATCTTCTTCATGGTTGGATCATGCCATGAGCAAGCGGATGTTTCGAGAGCGTTTTCGTGTTCCCGCTTTTCTCCAACCGCTAGCCGCAGAGGTGGCCCGCCACTCTCGAGCGCTAAACCACCTGGACGGTGTGTCCGGAATCAACGTTTACCAGAATGCTTTTGGAGGTCTGGACATCAGTGCGGAATGGGCAGGCTCTGGGCTTGATCTCTCGTCCTTTTCCTTCGGTTGGATCGGTTCTGACGGTCAGAATGCGATTATCCGGGGTGGATACTTTAAGGCCATGGGCATGTGGCTTCGCATCGGCGATGCCGAGAACACAGTCGCCTGCGGAGGTAGCGAGAACAACCGCCACCTAGTCGTCGTTGAAATCAGGGCGGATAACCCGCGCTTTCTGCCGAACACGGTCACGGCTTCGACCTTCAAGGGGGATACAGCGGATGCGATCCGGGTTCCACTTTACGAGGTCTACCTCGATGAGGGAGAGGTCGTCCGGCACGAAGTGCTCCATATCGGGACGATTACGCCATGAATAGGTTTGTTGTCGCATGCTTGATCCTCGCGCCGCTCATGGTGAGCGCCCAGTATTTTCCTCGCAGCTCCGTTTATCATGCAGACAGGGCATCCTATGAGCAATGGACAAACCTGATCCACGCAGTCAACCAACGCTGTGAGGTCACCCTTTATGGCTACAGCAACGCGGTTCCACCGCTTACCAACATCACAGGTGTTTACCTTGTTTCGCCAGAGCAATACCGGGCTATATGGCCTGTCTCGGCGGGTCTTGGGATTGGAACCGTCAACTGTACGACCAACGTGCAGACTGACGAAGTATTTTGCTGGACAAATTATGCGGCCGGTTTCGTTCCTGTGGCCTTCACGAACATGGTCGGAACCCTCACTCCGGAGGCTTTCTCTGAATGGAAAAACAACGACTCAGATTGGGAGTACGAGGACATCGATGAACCTATTGTCGTCACGAATGTGGCCATGACTGCTGAGAATATTCATGCCCTGGACACGACGATACGGCGACTCGTGCCCTACTTCCTGGACACAGTGAACATCGAAGAATATGGAGGTTTGCCAGCCTACTTTTCGACGACCAACGAGACAGGTTATGTTCAATCGCCCCCGTTTCTCACAATCTCGAGCGCATGGAGCCGAGCTGGTCTGCCAGTGCGTATCCAGGAAGACCTTACTGATGGTTCGACGAACCGTTCATGGCATTATTTATTCTCGCTAGCACCCGAAATCGAATCGTTTGAGGCTCAACTTGCCTCGATGACGCTGGTCGAGACGAATCGGTCCATAACCACCAATCTGCTCGTTTCGGGTGGCGTGACCAGCGAACAATTGGAGGTCACAACCTATCTGGGGTGGATGATGGATCCCTACGTTTTCGATGAGCGGGTGTCGAGCAAGGAACTGATCTACAGCCTCCCCACAGCTACATCGGCTGTCGTTTACGCAATACTTGAACTTCCGCACACCGGCGACTGGGAGCATGCAGCCGTTGATATTGTCGTTTCTGGTCAGGTGTTTTCTGCTTCTCACGCTCAAGCCTATACGAACGATACCGTCTCGATTCAGTCCGACTCAGTCGGGATATCGCTTTCGCCCTATTTACGGGTGGCCACCTTGGGATCAAGCAACAGCTTGCAGGAGACCATTCGCATGCCTCCTGATGCTGGATATACTCCATTGCCCTCGGTTGAAGGAAGTAGGGTCTCAATACACATGAGCAATGCGTACTACCGGCTCAAGGACGCGAAGGCACCCAGGCTGCCATGGGCAAAATATGTCGAAGAAATAACAGTGACGGCCGCTCTTCAACTTTGGCAGGAGAGGTTGGCTATCGTGACTCAACTCACTCATTCTGCGTGCTACATGGATGCAAGATACTTCGATGCAGCGCATGGTTCGCCCGTTCCTGTGCTAATTTCCCCGGTCGTTTTGTCCAATGGTTTCGCGGATGTCGAATTTGGGCCGCCGAACTATGATGTTTACGGCTGTGCAGATGCGTCTCAGTTCAACTTCTATGGCGGCCAAGTTAAGTCAAGTGATCGTACCTACACGGTTGAACACTTTTTCGGAGAAGGGACCGAAACCCAGACCAATTCTATAAGAATAGACGACTTTGCCGACCGCCCATTTTGGGGTTTCATAGCCGATCTGTGCTTGAATGAATCCGGCGAATATTACGATACATGGGTGTCACGCAGCCGCATGGGGGGGCAACCTGTCTGGAAATGGTCTGTTGACCCGCGCGTGCCTCTAAACTATACAGTGAATGGCTGGTATTGGAAGCGAGAATACTGGTCGCCGTTTCGCCCTCCGAACTACGTTGAGGAGTCTTGGTCAGAGCAGAATATTGTCGGATTCGGAAATTTTGTGAGTGCTTGGTGGCCACGCAGTCTCGATATACAGGTTACGAATCTCACGTTCAACGTGGTTGCTGCTGCAACCCTTTATGCGCAGCTTTACAACGCGCCGGCATCTGCAACTTCTATTGTCGTCACGACCTTCGGGTACTCCGGCGATGATTGCTTTTATGGGCCATCGGACCGTGTGTACGAGCTACTCCCTCACCCTCTTGAATCACTGCCGTCTGGATACTACTACCCTTATGCCGATTCGGTCGTATCCGGGGGAACTGTTGAGTTCTCATCCGTTGACTTCAGCCTTGGCGTGTTTCCTGACTCGAGCTGGCTGGCCTCTGACACAGTATCCGAGCCTGCCTGCCGTCTTGATCTGGGCTCGGGAGGTCCCGTAACAAATGCACAAGGTCGCCTGCTTTACGAGGAACAGGGAGAGTCAATTCGGCAGGTAATCAACTACATCAACTATTCACCATACCGTAATGCTTCCCGCCGTTTAGAGGGAGTATGGGTGGTTTTCGACTGGCAATTTGACACCCTTATCATTAATTCTCCGTGACCCTTATCATGAATTATGATTGGTTACCGGAGCGCCATGGGCAACCACGAAGCAAGCAGGGCCAAAGCTGGCCAACGATGATATTTCCCCCGAGCCATAGGGGTAATATACCCAC